GCTGGATCTAATGCCATTATGGATATCCTGTGGTGTTCATAACCCTCAACTCAGAGCCTGAGTGACGGTCAAAGATGTCTCTATCTTGTAGGTCTTTTGCAACCTGTTGTAACATAGTGCCCCATAGCTGAACCCTAGCATCATTCATAAGGAAAGGCTCTGCTTCTAATAATGCTCCATATAAATATATATCTGGATTCTCCGTCAGCATAGTCTCTGTAGGATTGGTGGTAGATAGATTATCTATCTTCTTTAAATAGAGCATCGAGGTTGTATAGTCTGAATCAGGGGCTGGACCTATCTTTACTTTTCTTGTTCCAGAATCGGAAAATAATGTAAACGCTTGTGGTTTTCCCTTGTTACTTCCAGCCCACATCCTACTCATCATTTCTGGTGTAATGTAAGACAGAGCAACTATAGGAGAAGTCGTTAAATGAAATTCCTTCATTCCTGTAAAACCGGTGGGAAGATCATAATCTCTTGTGCCAGCAACCATTGTTATAGCTGTGCTTACATTTTCCATAAGGGATATACGCAGAACGCGATTCATTTTCGCTTCCGCCAAAGCTATAAACTCTGGTATTCTGTCAGTCAGATCATCACGATCTAGCCAGTTAGCTACCGCAGTCTGTAGTTCTGCGTACGTTCCAATAGCCATTAGACGTTACGGGCTGAGAAGAATGCGTTTTGATTTAAAACTGGATAGTTTCTTTGTGTGCGTCCTGCAACGCCAAATGCATATAACCACATAGTTAAATCCTCGTTGGTGTAGTTCTAAAATATTTATTGTTAGGATCGTTGAGATACTTCTTCATAAGATTGTGATCCTTTTCTATTTCCCCGTTGGTTTCTTTTAGCCATTGGTTCCATACATTTAGCGGTATAGACGCAACTCTTACACCTTCACCAGCTTTACCGGGAGTTAGCTTATCCCCATAGTTGTTAAAAGCCTTCTTATTCTCTTCTATAATAGGCTCACAATCCTGATAAGTATTTATAGTAAACTCTGTCTCATCCGCGTTGGAATGAAACGTAGTATGCAACATATTAGGTGCTACCTTTTTGCTCATCTTACATGATACCCCGGATCATTTCCCTCTACAATTCTATTCATACGGCTTTTTGTATCAGAAAGTTTTTCCTCAAAAGTCATAGGTTTGTTTTTGGGCTTACTAGCTGCCTTTGGTTTAACAGATTTCTTTGCTTTACCAGCCATAAACTTTCCCAACCTTAGAAACTTGCGTACTGATTACGTTATCTATGCTGCCATTATGGTCAGTAGTACCGATAGCGCCATCTACTCCCGGACCATACTTTTTAAGTTTGGGTTCACCCTCTGCATAAGGGGGTGGGTTCATGTCGGGGCCAGCAGCAGTTGCAGTACCCTTACTAGGTGGTTGTCCCATTTTTGCCATCTTATTTCTCCTGTGAGGAAAAGCCCCCCGAAGGGGGCTAAACCAATACCAATTTTACTTTACACCTCGCATCTGACCGTTTCCGTGCCCATTTTTGGCGCGTAAACCATATTCAGCAATCAAAAGCTGCTTCATATTATCGCCAGATTTGGCAAGAGTTTCTGTACGGAAAGGACGCAAATAATCAATAGACCACAGATCGTAGTCAAAGAAATATATGGTTTCCGCAACTGAGAAACGATTGGGAACGACCTTGAACGTACCAAAGTCTGTTACCAGAACATCGACTGCGTTTACAGCAGTTACAGGGCCGTCCTTAGAACCAGCATCTTTGTACGGCGTAGCAACTACAGCGCCACCAACAGCAGACGAACTTATCGTCTGTTTAGTCGCGGCATCACACATAATGGTATCAGGTGTTCCACCCAAATCCCAGATACGGGATACTGTTGCGTTGATACCAGCAAGCGTAACCGCAAAGGTTGCGCCAACAGCATCAGTTGGATCAGTCGTACCATCCGGTCCGACAGAACCAGCACCAAGATTAGCTAGACCAGTTAATCTTGCCGCATCAGAACCATCATTACTTCCATCTATAACGGTTGAAGTACCCACAACAGGCGTACCCATCCATGTACCTACAGAAGCAGTTTTACGAGCAGTACCAGAAGCACCGATAGTTTTTATAGTATAGTCTAAAAGCATCGATTCCATATCGCGCTTCATTTCTTTAGCGCGTTTGGCAAGCTGGTAAGCCTGAGTTGACTTTCGACCAGCAAAATCAACAGCTTCGGCGGTTCCTGAACTGGTAACCTGCGTGGCTGAGATTTGGGTGAAATTAGTCAAACGGCGTGGCTCTGTCGCAGCAGTCGCACCGTAGTCGTTACCTTCTTCCTGCCTGTTAGCTGAAACTGCTTTTAGCTCATCTGTTTGCCATTCAAAGGTTGTGTTGTCGCACGAACCTCTCCCTACACTGTTAATAAACGGTGTATCCATTGGGCTTATGTTGTAGATTATGTTACTTAAATCTTCACGGATTCCTATAGCCCCATAGGTTTCCCTAGTATTTGCGGGTGCTGCCATAGCATTTCCCTCCTTAGTTAGATGTCTATAAAATCTTCAAGAAGCGCAGTAGCATCATCAAGATGTCCTGTACCCCTGAGACGTTTCATTTGTGCAGTACGCCTACTTTTATCGCTGGAACTCCTAGTTACGCCCTTTCCAGAGCGAATAACTTTAGGTTTGTTCTTTAATTTTTTAGACCTTACATCTGAATTCTGCATCGCATCATATTTTTGAGCTTTCATAAGAACGAGCAAAGACCTATGATCTACTAAAGAGTTTAATTCCTCTTCAGTAAATCCTTGTCCTGTCGCATATTCCCGAATCGTAGAAACTATTTTTTTCTGCTTATCGGGTTCACCCCAATCGGGTAGCGCTTCAACTAGCTTGCCACTTTCCTCTTGTAGGGCGCGGGTTCGCATTACTTTATTGTCTTCAAGTTGCTTTTGATGGGCCATGTATTGATCCCTTTGCATTGCTTGGACTTTTTCCTGTGCTTCCCTAAACTCTTCTCTCTTGGTCACGTACTCTATGGGATCATTTTCTTTTATTGATTCCCAGTCGATGTTCGTGAACTTATCGAGATTTGATGCTGAATTAGCAATAATCTGATTCAACGATTCAAGGTACTGCTGACGCTCTGCCCTAGCTTGGTGCATTTCGGAAGCGTATTGCGCTTGCAATTCTCCCATTTGCTTTCGCTCTTTGGCTACATCTTGCGTCTTTCGAGTATAATCCGATTGGCGGCTATAACCGCTCATAAGTTCATCGAGAGTAACTTGTTGCTCTTCACCATTTACGGTAACAGCATAAAGTGTCCCTTCACTTTCCTCATCGGGTTCCTCAGATTCTTCTTCCTCCTCTACGGATTCTTCTTCCTCCTCGGTATCCTCCTCAAATGATTCATCTTCCTCTATAGGTTGAGACTCTTCTTCTTCGGTAGGTTGAGCTTCCTCTACTTGGGGTGTTTCCTCTTCAGGTTCCTCTAAGCTGAGTAATGCTTCTTGCGCTTCAGTAATACTTCCACCTAGCGCGGGTATTGGCTGTAATCCAGCCGGTGCTTGCGGGGCAGCTTGCGTATCCGCCATAATTAAATTCCTCTTGTCAGATATATGGGTGTTGCTTTTCCATCATCTTAGCCATGTGTCCAGTATCTATAATGGACATTAGATGACTACGAATCCGATCAAGCAGTCTCATTGCAAGCCAGATAGATTCTCTGGCCTCCAAATCTGTAGAACCGCTATTACTCCAGCGATTCATTAAATCTTCTTTCAATACATCAAATGATTCTTTTAACAACTCGTCGTCTATTAATGATTGGGCTCGACGTTCCCGTTGTTCTTGATCCATTACTTCTTATCAAGCTCCTTTATGATTTGATCCAATTCTTTTACAGGGCTAGGATTTAACGGTGGATTCCACCACTTACCCTGCCCACTTCCGGTTGTCCCACTACGATTACCAGAGCCACTTATAGCTGCTCTTCTATTAGGGACATAAATCTTTCGCTTCATGAGGGCTTAGTTCTCAACATATGAAAGCGTCTAGTTCTCCGAGACTTTCTTTCAGAAGGTGTTTGAGCGGCAACATCTAAGCGCTTTATTTCCTTGTCTAAAGTATCACTCGTTACAGCATTTCTTATGGCACTCGCCATTTGAGATTTTAACCTCGCCATTACGTTTCTCCTATTGCTACAGCCCTATTCTGCTGCCGTTCAAGATTTAGCTCTTCTATTTTCAGTTGTGCATCCACTGCATCTGCCGTAGCAACCTGTTGAATCTTCTGTTGCTTGACTTGTATGTCGGCTGCCTTTATCTCTAGTTCTTTATGCTTGAGTTGCATTTCCATTTCCTTCATCTGTTGCTCAGGATCAGGCTGTGGAGGAACGCTATCTGGATCAGTCAGAAAATCACTGACATTCTGAAAGCCCATATTCTTTATTAAGGCTGCCCCCATATTGTACATATTCTTCTGGTTTACAATACTTAAACCACCCTTCATTGCATCACCAGCAAACTGAAGCATTGTTACAAGGTGTTGCATCTGCTGATCTTTATTTCCGTTACCAAGGGCGACAGAGACAGTACAATCAAAGGAATCTTTCCAAGCATCCGGCCTAACCGGAATCCACTGATTGCGTAGCATTATGACTCTTTCCTTATCCTGATGTTTTTGCAATAGCATATATATCGCCTTCATCAAGTCCTTTACTCCAGTCTCTGCAAAGTTTCTTGCAATAAGCTCTACCCTCGATTGGGCAGCAGTCATTACAGAATTAACAGCAGAAGCAGTAGTATGAGAAGTAAGGGCATTGTCATTCAATCCTTGTGAGTATTTGTTGACACCAGCCCTAGACTCTCTCACACCATCAAGGTACTCAAGCATCTGGAACGAGTAAGGCTCCAAAGCGGGAGTAGGGAGGGGCATTACGGCGTTGGGGGATTTAACTCTAACCACTCCACCCGGACGTTGGGTGAGTAGATCATCGAGATTCGCCTGCCCCTCTAGTACGGCATATCTTCCGTAGTTCTGGTTATAAGCGTTGTCGAGGAGGGTTCGTAGCATGGTACTCTTTATTAGCTGAAGGTCCATGACCAGATCAGCAACAGACAACCCAAAGAACTTATGCGGAATTTTAATTGGGGTTAGAGAGATAAAAGGAATAATATCTGCGGCTTCATTCTCTAATACTTTGCTACCGACAGTACATACCTTCCTTAGCTCGGTAATTCCATCTCCATCCCAATCTGTCTTTAAATAACTTTCATGTAACCAGTAAGTACGCAATCCTTCCTCGTTAGCTG